TGAAGATATTGTCAATGAGGCAATTGTATCAGATACTAATGATGTGCCTGTAGCAATTGACCTATCTAATCTAGATGTATCAGAAAGAATAAAAACTATTATTAGAGAAGAGTTTGCTTACATCTTACATCTCTTAGATTTTAATAACAAAGCACATGAGATGTTTAGAAAATGGTATATTGATGGAAGGTTGTATTATCATAAAGTAATAGATCTTAACGCTCCAGAAAGAGGCATCACTGATATTAGGAACATTGATTCTCTTAAGATCAAACTAATTAGAGAGTATAAGAAGACACCAGCACTACCTGCTCCTGTCCTTAAGAATACAAGACCAACATATAGTTCTAGAGAAGCTCAAACCTTTGGTAAAGCATCTGTTCAGATGCCAGCAAGAGTAATTGAATACTTCCTGTATAACAAGAAGGGTATCAATTACATGGGTAATAACCTAGGTTACAATGGTACTAATACAAAAGAAACTGTAAGGATTGCCAGAGATGCAATCACTTACATCACCTCTGGATTAGTTGATGGTAACTCAGGACAGGTGTTGTCATATCTAAACAAAGCTAACAAATCACTCAATCAACTACGTTGGATGGAGGATGCTATTGTTATCTACAGAATGGCAAGAGCACCTGAAAGAAGACTATTCTACATTGATGTGGGTAATCTACCCAAGGCAAAAGCAGAGAACTATCTGCGTGATGTGATGGCAAGATATAGAACTAAAATCTCTTATGATCAAAACACCGGTGAGATCAAAGATGACAAGAAGTTTATGTCTATGCTTGAGGACTATTGGTTGCCCAGAAGAGAAGGAGGACGTGGAACTGAGGTGTCAACTCTACCAGGTGGTCAGAACCTAGGAGAACTAGAAGATCTTAAATACTTCCAAGATAAACTACTCAAGTCTCTTAACATTCCTATCTCAAGGCAAGACGCAGGATCAGGATTTCAAATTGGAAAATCTGATAATATCATGAGAGATGAAGTAAAATTTGCAAAGTTTGTAGGAAGGATGAGAAAGAAATTCTCATACCTGTTTGTTGATATTCTCAAGACACAACTAGTTCTGAAAGGTGTGGTCTCTCCTAAAGAATTTGATTCTATGAGGGAGCACATTCAATTTGACTTTATCTATGATAATCACTTTGCTGAACTTAGAGAACTAGAAATGATTCAGAACAGGATGCAGGTTGCACAAATGGCTGAACCTTATCTTGGCAAATACTTCTCTGTATATCAAGTGCGTAATCGTCTTCTTGGTTACACTGATGGTGAGATCAATGAGATTGATAAGCAGATTTCTTATGAAAGGAATGTTGGCATCATTCCTGATCCTGATGCTGTTATGAGACAGAATCTATACAGGCAAGGTCAACCTGATAATGGTGGGGAACTATCAGGAGATATGCAGGGTGCTGGTAGTATGCCTCCTGAAATGGATATGTCAGGAGAACCAATGCCAGCACAACCTGAAGCTGGTGGTGGAGGTGGAGCTAGCATATCTGTTGGAGGGGGTGGAGTATCACCTGCTCCTCAACCAAGATGATCAACCACTAAATAACTAATATCACATTAGCATTATGTCTAGAGTTGCAGAGTTGATTGACCTTATTGTTCAAGGTAAAAACGCAGAAGCGAGTGAAGTTTTAAACGCAGAACTTCTGAATCGTTCTTACCAAGAAGTTAATGATTTTAAACCGCACGTTGCTGCTGACTACTTCTCTGCGGTAGTTGGTGAACCTGAGGTTGATGAGGAACCTGTAACTGAACCAGAGGAAACCGATGAAACTTATTAGAGAAGAAATTGAAAGTGTCAATGTTCTTGTAGAAGAGAACAAAGGCAAGAAAACATTTCACATTGAGGGACCTTTCCTTCAAGGAGACATCAAAAATCGCAATGGCAGAATCTATGAGAGTAGAATTCTTGCCAGAGAAGTTGGTAGATATAATGATAATTATATCTCTAAAAATCGTGCGATGGGAGAACTTGGTCATCCAGATGGACCTACTGTCAATCTAGATAGAGTCTCCCATAAAATTACATCACTAAAACAAGAAGGTAGTAACTTCATTGGAAAAGCAAAGATCCTTGAAACTCCAATGGGAAGAATCGCTGGAGCCCTCCTCAATGATGGGGTTACATTGGGCGTCTCTTCACGTGGCATGGGATCTCTTGTTAACCGCAATGGCACTAACTATGTTGGTGAAGATTTTCAACTGGCTACTGCTGCTGACATTGTTGCAGATCCCTCTGCTCCAGATGCCTTTGTTCAAGGTATTATGGAAGGAAAAGAATGGGTCTGGGATAATGGACTTCTAAAAGAGGTTGAGGTAGCTGCTATCAAGCAAAGAATTGATAATTGTGCTTCCTCTCAATTAGATGAAACCATTTTAGATGAGTTTCATAACTTCCTATTGGGATAGTTTTCCGTAACTAACAGGGAAATTACACCACTTCAATAAATAAATCTAATAAATAACTGAAAAGATACCAAGAAAATGGCTTCTAAAACCAAAGTTAATGATAAGGCATCTAGCCCTGAGAGCATGGACTCTCTAGAAACAGGAATTGTACATGGTCAGGGATCCCAGCATGATATGGGAGGTGCCACCTCTCGTAATGAGCAACCTGATAATAACTCTGCCAAACTAAACATCTATAAGCCTAAGCAGTCTAAATCTGCTGTTAACAGCAAAGCTGTAGCAGGTGAAGGCTCTATGGATGCCATTGGCGGAAATGTAATTCCTGGCAATGCCAACTATGATGGTTCTAAGCCAGGTCGTCCAGACACCAGCGGTGGTGCTGATAGTCTAGATGATTCAATTGCTTATGGTGCCACTAAGGGACCAAGCAAATCTAATGATGGTGATGGTCTACCACCATCACAACTGGGTGGTCCAAGCTCCACAGAGCGTAGGACTGTTGGTCAAAGCAAAACTTATGAGGAAATTGCTGTGGATGATAAAGCACAAGAGAATCTTGAGGAACTTGCTGACTCACAAAATGCCTCTGATGACTTCAAAGCTAAAGCTAAAGTCATCTTTGAGACTGCCCTTAATCAAAAACTTCAGGCTGAAGTGGAACGCCTAGAAGAACAGTTTTCTGCAAGATTTGAAGAAGAGATTACTGAAATTGCAGAGAAAGTTGAGGAGTTCCTCAACTACACTAGCCACCAGTGGCTAGAAGAAAACAAACTCGTTGTTGAAAATGGCATTCGCAACGAACTTTCAGAATCCTTTATGCAAGGCATGAAGTCCTTGTTTGAAGATCACTATGTCACACTTCCCGACGAGAAGTATGACATCTTTGAATCTATGGTTGCCAAACTTGATGACATGGAAAACAAACTCAATGAACAGATTGAAGCTAATGTAGCCCTTTCTACTCAGATGAGTGGATACAGCAGAGATTCTATCCTTGCTGATGTATCTTGGGATCTGTCCCAGGCTGCGAAGGACAAGCTAGCAGGACTTGCTGAATCTGTAGAGTTTGAAAGTGAAGAAAATTATCGTCAGAAGCTCAACATTCTCAAGGATTCATTCCTTAATGAGCAGGCAGGTGAACAACCTACCTCATCTCAGTACCTAGAAGAATCAGCTGAGCCCGTACAACCTTCAGTATACGATGGAATGAATTCAACAATGGCACGTTATGCCAGAGCTCTTTCCAGAACTATCTGATTGTAACTGAAAACCCCCCAATCTTAACCTAAAATGTCTACACGTCACTTACAGGAAAAGTGGGAGCCTATTCTAAGTCATCAGGATCTTCCAGAGATTAAAGATCCATATAGAAAGGCTGTCACCGCACAACTACTAGAGAACCAAGAGCGCTTCATGCGTGAGCAGTCTGCCATGGGAGCTTCCCAGGGACTACTCAATGAGAGCGACTATGTACAATCCTCAGTTATTGGTGGTCCTCCAACACAAAACACTAATCCAGCTGGTCAAACCTACGGCAATGGCGTCGTTCCCCCTGTAGGTTCTGATGGTTGTGACTTCGTCCCTGGTTTTTCTGGCTACGCAGATAATGCTGGTCCAGTAGCAGGTTTCGATCCAGTCATGATCTCCTTGATCAGACGTTCAATGCCTAACCTCATCGCATACGATGTATGTGGTGTTCAACCCATGACTGGTCCTACTGGCCTCATCTTTGCGATGAGATCCATGTATGATGGTCCCATGGGCCCCAACGAAGCTTTCTTCGATGAGCCTGATCCAAGCTTCTCTGCTAACCTAGGTCTACCCACCCCTGCTGGTGAGTACACTTATAAGAATCCTGATGGTTCACCTATCATGATTCCCGATCCTTCCAATCCTGGAAACATGATCGAGATGAGCAGAGAGATTCCTTATGATTATGTTCCAGGTAGACACCCCATGTCACGTGGTGGTGCTCCTGATTCTTATGGTAATGTACCTGAAGTAAACAGCAACCCTGGTCTACTTGACACTGTTTCTTCTCACCTAGGATACATCCCTGACACCACTTCTGGTGATCAGATTGATGGTTCTCCTGCCAACCCTGGTTCTGGTCGTTCTGCCAAAGATCCTCAGTTTGATGCCTATGGCAACCAAGTCTGTGGTGGTGGTGACAATGGTTCCTACGCTTATGGCGGTGGCGGTGCAAAGGCTGGTTTCTATGATCCAGTTCTTCGTGACCTTCGTGGCATGCAGACCCACATGATGGAGCATGCTGGTGAGTATCATGAAGCTGGCCAGAATGGTGTTAATGGTGAGAATGGAGACTATAGATTCCGCCAGATGGGCTTCTCTATTGAGAAGGTTGTTGTTGAGGCACGTGGTCGTGCACTCAAGGCTCAGTATTCTATGGAACTAGCACAGGATCTTCGTGCTATCCATGGTCTAGATGCTGAAGCTGAACTAGCTAACATCCTATCTTCTGAGATTCTTGCTGAGATTAACCGTGAGGTTATTCGTACAGTCTACAGAACTGCACTACCTGGTGCTCAGAACAATGTAAATACCCCTGGTATTTTTGACCTAGACCTAGACTCCAATGGACGTTGGAGTGTTGAGAAATTCAAGGGTCTACTCTTCCAGATTGAGCGTGATTGCAACGCAATTGCTCAACTCACCAGAAGAGGTAAGGGTAACATGATCATCTGCTCTGCTGACGTTGCTTCTGCACTCACCATGGCTGGTGTTCTAGATTACACCCCTGCACTCAATGCAAACCTAAATGTTGATGACACTGGCAACCTATTTGCTGGTACCATCAATGGCAAACTCAAGGTTTACATTGACCCATTCTCTGCAAACGTCTCTGATACCCACTACTACCTAGTTGGTTATAAGGGCACCAATGCTTATGATGCAGGTCTATTCTACTGCCCCTACATCCCCCTACAGATGGTTCGCTCTGTTTCTTCAGAGACCTTCCAGCCTAACATTGGCTTCAAGACCAGATATGGTATTGTTGCTAACCCCTTCGCTGAGGGTGCAATTGGTGGAACCAATGGTGGTAACCAAGGACTTGGTCGCCTCTCTGATAACACCAACCGCTACTACAGAAGAGTCAGAATTGACAACCTCATGTGATCTGATTCACATAGGATTACAGGGAACCCTAATAGGGTTCCCTTTTTTTGTCTAAATATCTCTAACTGATACATACATCATGTCTGAAAGCAAAG